TACAAAAAGCTATAAGATTATTCGCAGACAACGGAGAGGGCGAATTTCTGCTTTTTGAGGGAAATATAATGAGTGCTAATCCCGAATACGATAAAGCCCCCGATGTTTGTATCGGGATAAACGCTTGTGCAGGAGCATTCTTTAATTTAAAGAGTGAAATTCCTCCGTCATCTCTACCAATGGGTGCTCCTGTGCCTAACGTTTTTCAGAAAATATGCACAGATTTTGGTATTGGATTTGTTAATAATGGTGTTGATGGTATTGCTGGTGGTTCTATTTATTTTGACCAGAGTGGTTTATTTGATAGGATAAATGCGGCAGCTAAAGCCTATAATGTATATCCAGTTGTTTATAATAATAGAGTTGAAATATACCCCGCTAATGGTTTTAGTCTTAAAAAATGGAATTTTACACCGAAAGACTATATTGGCTATCCGACATTACAAGCTATGAATTACAGCATAAAACTAGACCATTTATACAATGTAGATTTAAGGGATAGATTTACAATATCAGGAAGCGAAGTAACATCTGCTAATGCTACTTTTCAAGTAATAAAAGTTGTTTATAATGTATCTACAAAGATAGGTGGTAATTGGTTAATGGAAATTGATGGGGTGAGAATAAAAGATGAGTGAGTTAAAAAGTGGTGCAGACCCAGCTGATTTTTTAGATAACCTTAACGCTTTGAGCTATATTATCAACAATATAGTTAGAAAAGTAAATACAACAGAAATAGTTAAAGTTGTTGCTGTAAATACGGCAAATAATACGATAGATGTTATTCCTATTGTTAAGAATGTGAATATTGAAAATAAACCGATAGAAGAAAGTATCATTTATGGGATTAGATATTTTCAATGGCAGTATGGTACAAATGCTTTAATTTCTGAACCTGTCGTTGGGGATATTGGTTTTATTGTGATTTGTAAAAAGGATATTTCACAAGCTGAAAATGGTATAATTGCCAGTTATAGGGAATATTGTTTGGCAGATGGTATTTATATTGGTGGTATTTGTGGAATGAACGCTATACCAACACAATATATTAAATTTGATGCCAATGGAATAAGTATAACTAGTCCAACAGCATTAGATATAACAGCCCCTGTGGTAAATGTAACGGCTTCAACATCTGCAACAATTACATCACCAGCTATAAATCTTGGTGGAACTGGTGGAAAGAAAGTTGCTCTTGATGGAGACCAAGTTAAATCTGGAAATACTGTTGTGGGAACAATAGTTGCAAGCTCAACAACAACAAAGGCGGTATAAAATGAAAACAATGGCTTTAAAAAATGATTGGGATTTATATGTAGATGAATTTGGTAATATTGCTATGAAAGATGGTAATGATAGATTAGCACAGGATGTTGCTTCATCTGTAAGAGTTTTTAAAGGTGAAGATGGATTTGACATTACCAGAGGAGTAGAGTATAATAAGCCTGATGAAAATAGGCAAACCTTAAATCGTCAGATGAATGAGCAGACAGGTTTTATTGATGGTGTGGAAAGTTCGGCAGTAATATTTGAGGAATTGATTGATAGAACATTAAAGCCTGTTGTATATGTTACAAATGAAAATGGCGAAGAAGTAATTGTAGGAGAATAAAATGGCAGGACAAATTACAGTAACACCAGAAGGAATAAAAGTTCCACAGGCTTCTGAAATTAAAATAGCATTACAGAATATCTTTCAAAGTTCTTTTGGTTCTGATTTAAGCCTTGATGACTCTACGCCACAAGGTACTTTAATAAATGGACTAACAGAAGAAAAATTATTAGATAATGCAGAAATTTTGTATTTATTAAATCAATTAAATCCAAATACAAATAGTGGTATTTTTCAGGATGCTATTGGTGCGTTATTCGGTATGGAAAGAAAACCAGCTACTCATAGTGTTGTAAATTGTGAATGTGTTGGTTTGGCTGGAACGGTTTTAAACGGAAAAGCAAGCGGAAATCCTGCTATGGTTCAATCAACAAATGGTGATTTGTTTGAATGTATTGCTGGTGGTACAATACCTGCTGGTGGAACAATAACACTTCAATTTGAAGCTGTTGAAGCTGGTCCAATTCCTGTTTCTTCAAATACTTTAACTACTATTTATAATATGGTATCTGGTTGGGACACAGTAAATAATTCAAACGCTGGTACAACTGGAACAGAAGAAGAAAGTAGAGCTGATTTTGAAGCCAGACGGAAAGAAAGTTTGGCATTAAATGCCACGGGTTCTATTGGTTCTGTTTATTCTCACGTTTATAATGTAAGTGGTGTTACTGATGTATTTTGTTATGAAAACCCGACAGGAAGTAGTGTAACTTATCGTGGAATTACTTTATCACCTCATTCTGCTTATATTTGCCAAAATGGTGCAAGTATTATAAATGGAACAGCAGGAAGTGGAAGTTTAGCGGAAGCTATTTATAATTCATTGTCTGCTGGTTGTAATACAAATGGTTCAAATACTTGCACATATACAGATACGATAACTGGTGTTCAGTATTCTTATAGTTATTATAATTCAACGAATACGAAAATCTACATTCAGGTAAATATAGCTTATAGTATTTCTGATGAATTAAAACAACAAGTAAAAGAAGCGTTTTTAAAAGAATTTAACGGTCAATCTATTGTTAATAATAAGAAAATTAGTATTGGTGATGATGTTTATGCTAGTAGATTTTATGATGTTGTAAGAACATTAAATGATAATGATATTGTATTAAAAAGCATAAAGGTATCAACAAATGGTTCAAGTTGGCAAGATGTTTTAACTTTTAATATGAATATTTTACCTGTTTTAGATATTGAATCGTCAAGTCCATCTTATGTTGTTTTTAATGTGGGGTAATAAATGTCAGAACAACCTATTTTTGGTTTAAAATATATACCAGAGGATATTAAGTTAGAACTCAATAATGGAACGCTGACGTTAAAGAGTGGAAGTATTGTTACATTCGCAGATGGTAGTCAATATCAAACAACATCTGATAAAACTGCAACATCAGGAGGTACTTTAGGAACTTATATTATTTGTGCTTCTTCTACACATATTGATTGGTATAAAATAGAAAATGTATTTTCTGGGGCATCAGCACCATCTGGATTTTCTCTTAGTGGTTTATGGTATGATACAACAAATAATGTATTAAAAAGGTCAACTGATGGTGGGGCGACTTGGACACAAACTAATGTTTCTTTACCAATAGCTATAATATCTGCCAATTATGGGTTTTCAGGAATAATCCAAGTCTTCAACGGATTTGGATATATTGGGTCAAGTATCTTTATTTTACCGGGCGTTGAAGGATTTTATCCAAATGGGAAAGATGGATTTAAATATTTATTTAAAACAACTAAAATAAATAATCTGCTTGTTAGAAATTTAACAGCTCGGTATAATAATCCTATTGCTTTTAGGTCAAATGCTATATCAATACAAGCAAAATTACCAACTATTGTTGATAAATTACCAGTAATTGAAGATATGGTATTAAATCAATTATATTATAGTAAATTTGATAATAAGGTTTTTTATACAACTAATGGAACGACAATATCTACATTTCTTGATGTGTTTTTTGGTTATGTAACAACATCATCTTCATCGCCATATAACATTACATCTCTTAATATTGTAAATCCATTTTTAATAACTGATTTATATGAATATCAATATGCAAGTTCAAAACCATTAAGTCAATATGCCAATAGTGTTAAATATATGGCATTATTTGATAATTTAAGTAATTTATTTAATAATGCTAAAACAATTGGTGATTGGTATAATGTAGTTTATAATTTAAAAACAGCTTCTGGATATGGATTAGATATTTGGGGTGTTATTTTAAATCAGGGCAGACAATTTTCTTATGAAGAAAATGGTAGTATTGTAAATATTTTCTTGGGTGGTGAACAAACAATAGATGGTATTACCTATTCTGCTGATTATATGGAAGATATGTATAGAATGGTTTTATTTTTAAAAGCTCTTGTATATATAACTAATTGTACACTAGCTTCTTTAAATAATTTATTACAATTTTATTTTGCTGATAAGGGTCGTGTTTATGTAATAAATTATGGAACAATGGAAATAAGATATGTGTTTGAGTTTTATGTTAGTAAATTGGAAAAGGCTATATTTACAACTGATGTATTACCAAAACCAACGGGTGTTTTAGCTAATTTTGAATATATACCTTTAGGAGAATATTTTGGTTTTTATGTGGATGGAATAGCAGACCCAGAAGAACAGCCATTTGCGCCATTTGACAATAAACCATTTTATAGTTAAAATAAAATTAGGAGATTGATATGCAGAATTTAACACAACCTACATTACTTTTGAAACCTTTTGCTGAATCTGGTGATAGAAATACTATTCCTGTGACAAATACAGATACATCACAGCCAAATTTGGCAGATTTAACAAATGGATTTCCACAAATTACTTCATTAAGTCCTGATAATGGTGGATTACCCCCAAAAAGAATGGATATTAATGGATTGGGTTATTTAACAACCACTTATGATTATTTTTATCAAGCTGGTGGAACGTTTACATTTAATTCAACGATTTCTACGGCTATTGGTGGATATCCTTTGGGTTCTAGATTGTGGTATACTGATAATAATGGTGCTACTACCATACTCCGTTCTACAAAAGAAAATAATACAGATAATTTTGTAACTACTCCATCCTATATTGGTACAAGTTGGGTTCCTGAAATCCCTGCTTTGGGATGGAATAATGTTTGGACTGGTAATAATACATTTTCTAGTATAACATTTAATGGTACTGTTTTGGCAACTGTTGACCCATATATAAAAAATACAGGTCTTGCAACAAATGGAACTACGCCAGCAAGTCAAACAGTAAAACAGATTGTATTTACTGCAAATGACGACTCTGTTACATCTCTTATTCGTTCAAGACAAGTAACAGATGGTCGTTATGCTTTAGACTTTGTTTGTTCAAGATTGGTTAATGGAACTCTTGTAAATTCATCTATTAGTGCTTTTATTGATTCAAGTGGTTCAACTTATGCGACGGTTCCAACCCCTCCAGCTAATGCAAATAACCCAATGGCTGTCAATGCGGAATGGGTTGTTGCTCATAGAACCACAACGAAGCCAACAACTACATCAACAGCTTCTATAACTGCTCCATCTTATGTTGTAGAAAACTATAAAAGCCAAAACGGTCGTTGGCACATTGTGTTTTCTGATGGATTTATTATTCAAGGAGGACCTACAAACCCGAATAATCCAACTTTTGATGATGATACACAACACACAGTCACATTGATTAAAGCTTTTACATCAACTGATTATACGGTTTTAAAGAACATTCAAAACCCAACTAAAGCTGCGGCATATCATAGAGAGCTTTGTGCGACAGATAAGACAACAACTAGCTTTAAAACTTATGCTTCTGGTGGTGGAACTTCGTTTATAGCGTTTGGATATTAAGGAGAAAGAAAATGACATATCATATTGGTGACATTGTTTATGAAGAAGAATACACACCTGCTGCTGAATGGTGTGAAGAAAATGACGCTACAATGAGTGAAATTGAACCTGATGAAAAAGGTCGTAGGTTTCAAATCGTAGCCATAGAGCCTTATGTCCCGACACACGAAGACATAAGAGAACAGCGTGAAGAATATCGTAAAACGCATATTGACAGTAAAACAGCTGAAAGAACTCGTAGGCAAGCTAACGGCACTTGGACAGATGAAGATGAGCAGGCATATCTTGCTTTAGATGCCGAAGTGACGGCTTATATTGAAGAATATTATCCTTATCCTGTGGAAGAATAAAGGAGTTCAAAATGGCAAAAAGAAAAGAAAAGCCTATTATTGAAGAAGAAAATGAAGAAAATGGAACGCCTGCTATTTTTCTACGAAAGGTAGATGTATTTATTCAAAATGGTGATGATGAACCTATTGTTATAAAGGCAGAAGAATAATGTGCAAGCAAAAATCTGTTTTGGAAACAATAAAGCAAATGAAAGGTAAGGGAAGAATGTCAGCTGCACAAATCCAACTTGCCGAAGCACAATGCGAGGACTATCAAGAAATGAAAAAAGAAATTCTTGAAATAAAAAACGATGTGTCTGAACTAAAAAAAGATAATGCGGGTCTAAACAGCAAAGTAGATAGTGTGTGTGCTAAACTTGATTTGCTTATTCAACAAAGCCAAAACAAGCCTTTGCTTAAAATTCTTTCCGATTTAAAAGATAATAAATTCTTTTGGTTCTGGTTTATTTTCATTACAGCTGTAATTTGTGGTGTAAATATATCTGATATTATGTCTTTCTTTACAAAGGGGTAATAAATGGCATATTGGTCTTTATTCTTTTTTATTCTTGGTGGGTTCTTTCGGAGAATACTCGGTCGGACATTAAAGATTAAAGGAATTGAGATACATCGGTTCTATAAACTGATTTTCTTGGTTTTGGTATGTATGCTGATGTATTTAATTAAAGGCGTATTCCCGACAGATTGGAAAGCGTGGTTATGTATGGCTTGGGCTATCGGTTGGATGATTAGATATAATTCACATAGTCACGGAGACCACTTTATTCTAGATGATACAAAACCAGACGAAGGAAGAACTTGGTGGATAGATAAAACCTTACAGTTATTATTCGGTAAAGGGAAATACTATAACTTTGCGGGTAATTTTACTGGATTATGTCTTGGTTATTTAATACCAGCTATAATGGCTAGTTTAACCCAGACACATCATTATTTTTGGATAGCTGGTTTTACCGCACCTCTTTCATATACATTTTGCGAGTTCACTTTACAATTTACTGGACATAGAACTGCTTATGCAGAATGTTTGCACGGTGCTATAATGATGTTATTATTTTTTGTTAATATTTAAAAAAATAATTTTACTTTTTATATATTTTATATTATAATATTTTTGTGGATAGGCTCTGCAGGCTGAAAAGCATAGCAACTCACTATGTTTCCACAATTATTTTAATGAGTATTATATGGAGATATAAAATGTCTAGACTTATAAACTTAGTCGGAAAAAGATTTGGTAAATTAACAGTAATAAAAAGAGCTGAAAATTATATTTCAAAAAATGGAAGTAAATCTACCAGATGGCTCTGCAAGTGTGATTGTGGAAATGAAAAAGTTATAAATTCCTACGCTCTTGTAAAAGGATTAACAAAGTCGTGTGGTTGTATTTGGTATAAAGAAGTTGCTTGTGGAAATAAAACTCACGGTATGAGCGAATCACGTTTATATGAATGTTGGCGTGATATGCGAAATAGATGTTATTTGAAAACAAGATATGATTATTATAGATATGGTGGTCGTGGAATTAAAGTTTGTGAAGAATGGAAAAATAGTTTTGAAGAATTTATGAAATGGGCATTAAGTAATGGTTATAAAGATAATTTAACCATTGACAGAATAGATGTTAATAAAGATTATTGTCCAAAAAATTGTAGGTGGGTTGATAGAAAAATACAAGCAATAAATAGAAGAACTAGCATATTTGTAGAATATAAAGGGAAAAAACTATGTCTAAAGGAATGGGCAGATCTATTTGACAAGCCAAGATATATTTGGTATAGTAAAAAATACAAAAATGTTAATAGAGTGAATATTTTAAAGGAATGGGATAAGAATGGACACACTAATTAAACAATACGAGGGGTGCAGATTAACAGCATATCCTGACCCAATTACAAAAGGAGAACCATATACAATCGGTTGGGGTTCTACCGTTAATAAGGATGGAAAACCGTTTAAGAATGGCGATGTAATTTCTCAGGCAATGGCTGATGCTCTTTTAACTGATTATTTGATGAAGAATATTGTTCCAGTATTTCAAAAGATACCGTATAACTTAACTGTCGGGCAAAAATCTGCTATTGCTAGTTTATGTTATAATGTCGGTGTTCCATCTTTCCTAAAATCAAAGTGTTTTACTGCTATCTGTAAGAAAGATTTTGCTGGTATCTTTGAGAATTGGGATTGGGGTCACAAACAATTAAAAGGCTTGGCTAAACGTAGAGCAAATGAACTATATTGGTTTTTGAGGGATTTATGACTAGAATAAAAATTATTGTTCTATGCTCGTTTTTGTTCGTTTTAGTGGCATTTTATTTATGGAGTATCAATAATGCGTATAATAAAGGATATAATCAAAAGGCTATGGAAATGGCTAAAATCGCTACTGAAGTGGTTGTGGGAAGTCATACTGATATTTTAGTAGCGGCACAGAATGTCAAAGAAAAAGAAAAGGACATTAAGAATGATGAAGTATGTAGTGCTATTTGGAATTTTGATTTGCGTGAGTGCTTGCGGAAGTAAGGACTATGTGGTTGTTCAGCGGTGCCACGCTTTACCAGAACCACAATGGAAAACGGTTAAGGAATTATATAAAGACGATTTATTCGTGAGAGAATATTTAAAGGAATGTGTTAAAGCTTCTTGATTTGACAATCGTTATTGTTTTTGATAAACTATAACAAAAAGGAGAATTTTTATGAGCTGTATTCCCGAAAATGCTATTGTTGTTGTAAAAGGTAATGACACAGATTTTAATGGTCAGAACCTTTTAACTATTTATTTCAATACTACTGTTTTAGATTTATCTGATTTATCGGCAACGTTTACTTTGTGCGGTATCAAAAAGACATTTAATGATTTGTCTAGTGGTAGTATAGTATTAAATTATAATAATCAAGAAACAGCCAGTATTCCTTTTGGAAAACACAATGGTGTATTGAATGTTGTTAGTAAGTCGCATAAGATAGCAACGCTTGAAAGTCTTATTCCATTTGAATTTATTAGTGTTGTTCACGGAAATTCTATTGCTACAAGACCTTATGAGATGACATTTAATGTAGAACAGGGTGGAGAAACAATATTAAATGTTTCGGTTGAAGCTGGTGTATCGGTAGAAGTTGGAACGACGACAACATTGCCTGCTGGTTCTAATGCTACTGTGGAAAATAGTGGCTCTCAAAATCATTTGGTGTTAGATTTTGGAATTCCACAAGGTATTCAGGGCGAACAGGGAATACAAGGTCCCGCTGGTGAAAATGCCACTATTATTATAAGGAGATTATAATGGCAGGTGTAATGTACTTAGGAAGTCAAATGGTAAGTCCTGTTATTGTTCAGGGTGGTGGAATAGACACAAGTAATTATGATTTTATCCCTTATATTGAGTTTAATGGAAATAGTTATGTTGATTTTGGCGATAAAGAAAAAGCGTTGTCGTCAGATTATTGTTTAATACCACATTATGATTTAAATATGGGCAGTTTCGGTATGGGTGATAAAGCCACAATACATAATTTTTCTGCTACATCTCCATCAAATGGTATTCTTTGTAATGTATTTAATGGTTATCCTAACGATTCTTATTATGCTTGGCTTGATGAGGGTGTTACAAGCGTTGAAACTACAGATGAATATAGGTTTGAAGGTTTTATGCTTTTAGGTGTTGAAGATTTTGTGTTAAAGGCAAATAGAGTTATTATAGACAATTTGACAGACACAACTGGCAAAACATATATTGGACAAAACACGCAAACATTTCAAATTGGCTCTTTAAATTTAGATGGATATGATTATAATACAAGTAGTAATGCTTCGCTTGTTTTAAATAATACATATTTAGAAGTAACAGAAGATACAAACAACAAAGTTTTTCAGTTTTATAAATTAGAGGGTACACTTGGTTTCTTTGTTAAGGCTGGCGGTTTATCTACTTATACATTCACTATTAAAACAACAGGTGATTTTTCTGATTTAACATTTTTAGATAATAATTTTTATAATGTATCAATAACGTCAAGACAAGAAGGCGGTTATTATTATAAAGATATAACATTAACGCCAAGAACAAAGAGTGAGTTGATTTCATTGGGCTATACAGAAGATGAAGCAGATGCTTTACTAGCTTTATTTGATGAAACGTTTGTAGATGTATCTAAAACTTATGAACAAAAGGGTTCTGGTATTGCCACTTATTACGAAGAAGATGATGAATATATATCGTTACCGTTATATATTTTATCAAATATTAGTGGTAGTTTAAAACCTACTTTGATAGAAATGGCTCAAAAAGAAAGTATTTCAAAAACGCAAGATGTTTTAGCTGGTAATTTTGGTGTTAATCTTTTAGGATATATTACAAAGATTGGTACTTGTTTCCCTGTAATTAAAAAAGATACTAATACGAAAGGCTTTTTAGATATAGTTGATGGTTCTTTTTACCCCTTTGTTAATGTCACGACCTAAGGGATAAACAAATAAATGGAGATAAAAGATGAGTGATACAGAAGTTCAACAATTAGTTATTTATGTAGGTACACAAGCTAAAATTGATGCTGCTCGTGCTTCTGGAACGATTGGACCTGATGATTTTGCTGTTGTGACGGATGCACCAGAATTTCAACCAAAACTTACATCTGCCAATGCTGGTACCGGTATTTCAATTACAGAGGTTGGTGGAGTTGTAACGATTAGTAATACCCAAACATCTGCCGAATGGGGAAACATTACTGGTACTTTATCAAATCAGTATGATTTACAACAAGCATTAAATGGCAAGCAACCTGTAATTGTTGATTTAGATACGATACGTTCTGGTGCGGCTTTGGGTTCTACATCTTTACAGCCAAGTGATGTTGTGGATAATACAAGCACATCAGCAACTGATAAGCCATTATCTGCTGCTATGGGGAAATCTTTACAAGACCAAGTAGATAATTTAAGTGCCAGAGGTCGGTTTTTGGCTCTCTGGAACTGTGCAACAGGTTTGGCTCAAAGTAATCCGCCAGAAAGTCCTTATACTTATAAAACAGGGGATTATTTCATTGTTGGAACTGTGGCAAGTGGTAGTGGAACTAATTATAAGCCAAATGGTTCAAGTTATACGACAGGGGTTGCTTCTACTACCGTTGAAACAGCCGAAGTGTCGGTAGATGATGTTTATTATTATGATGGAACAAATTGGCGGTTACAGACAAACACACAAAAGACATTATCGTTTGCGAATATTGCTGGTGACCCGTATGATAATACCAATTTAGCAAGTGCGTTAAATGATAAGCAAGATGAGTTGGTTCAGGGAACTGGTATTTCCATTGATGCCGACACAAACACGATTTCAAATAGTGGGGTTCGTGAAGTATCAACTGGAACAACTAATGGCACAATTTCTGTAAATACGAATGGAACAAGTGCGGAAGTGGCTGTGGCAGGATTAGGAACGGCTGCATTTACTTCTTCAACAGATTATGCTACGGCTTCCCAAGGTTCAAAAGCAGACACGGCTGTTCAACCTGCGGCATTAAATGATTATGTACCGATAACAAGAACCATCAACGGTCAAGCGTTAAGTTCAAATATTATATTAACATCAGCAAATGTTGGTGCTGTACCAACATCAAGAACAGTTAATGGGAAGGCTTTAAGTGCAGATATAACATTGAATTATGAAGATGTGGGTGCTGGACAACCGACAATATTTAGGGATTATGACTAATGAGATTATTGTATGAACCTTTAACAAATGTGCCTACAAATTTTACAGAAGTAGAGTACCTCCAAAGCACAGGAACCCAGTATATTATGTCTGGGTTGTCAATGCCAAATGGATTTAGAATTAAAGGGACAATATCAATAGATGATTTATCTGTCACAGGTGGGATATTTGGCTGTTATACAAATTCTTCCCCATATTACAGAAACTTTTTTGACTATACAAGTGGAAAGAATTGGCTCGTTGGTTATGGTGGGGGTGCATATCAGTATTTTGGAAGTAATGTCGTAAATACCATTTATAACTTTGATGTTTGTAATGTTCACGGGAAAGAACACTTGGAAGTAAATGGAACAGAATATGCGTTTTCACCTACAGGAAGCACGGGTAATTTTACCAACCTTGAAATGTCAATTTTTGCATTAAATATTTCTGGAACAATAAATAATATTGCCAAGATAAAATTATATCGTTTAGAGGTATATGATGAAAATGGTGTTTTAGTTCGGGATTATCTGCCCTGTTTAGATAAAAACAATAATCCTTGCCTGTTTGATAGGGTTGGTAAAAAAGCATATTACAATGCTGGTTCTGGAACATTTAATGTTGGTCGTAAGATTATTCCTGTGGAATATATTGAAAGTTCTGGGACACAGTATATTGATACTGGGGTTAGTGCAAAATCTGGGATAAGTTCTAAACTTGATTTTGAATATACCGCATTAGACACTACTTCTATATCTATGTTAGATGCTAGAAGTGGAAATGATAGATTTTATATGTGTCATTCTGGATATTCAAATGGATATTGGTTTTATTATGGATATGGTAGTGCATTTCAATCTTCTAAACAACCTGTTGTAAACACTAGATATAAAATTGAAACTTCTTTAAAAACCGGTTCCCAAACAATGGTTGTGAACGGGGAAACAATTTTATCTGGGTCGAGCGTAACATCTTATAATTTAGGAATAAACCTATATCTTTTTGGTATAAACTATGGGACACCGCAATTTTTAGCAAAAGCAAGATTATATTCTACTAAAATTTATGACGGCGATGTGTTAATTCGTGATTATATTCCTGCAAAAGATGAAAACGATGTTGGCTATTTGTTTGATAAAGTGACCCATACAGTGTATCTAAATGCTGGCACTGGGTCATTTGTGGTTGGTAAAACACTTCCCAAAAACAAACTTCGGCTGATTAAAGATAGCAAGCGGAGAGTGCCGAAAGGATTTAAGGAAGTTGAATATTTAGAGGGAACTGGGACACAATACATTGATACTGGCTATGTTCCCACAAATACAACTGGGCAATTTGCTGTTATGAGATATACAACCGTAAATAATGGGGTGACTTTCGGTGGTATGATTTCAAACAATCGTGTTGTCGGTCCGTATTATGCGCCAAATACTTCTAAATGGTATTGCGGATGGGGTTCAAATGAGCCAAGTATAAGTGCTTCAACTCCTACAACTTCTACTGTATATAAATTATACTTAAACTTTAATAATGATAGAATTGCTAAAGTAAACGACACAATTCTTTCAAATGGTCTTGATAATATATCGGGTGCTTATCCGACTTTAACTTTATTCAGAAGAAATTACTCTGCGGCTTATGCTTATCTATCTGGTAAAATTTATAAATATCAGATTACAGAGGGGACTAAACTTGTTCGTGATATGATACCCTGTCTGGATGCTTCAAATGTTCCTTGTATGTGGGATGCTGTTGAAAGAAAAACCTATTATAATGCAGGGACAGGGACTTTCTCTTATGGGAATACAATAACGCCTGTGGCTTATCTTCAAAGTTCTGGAACGCAATATATTGATACTGGTTATACTTCAAATAATATATATACAAATAGTGCTTGTGAAGTAATATGTGAAACGTCAGACTTATCAAATAGGGTTGTAGGGTGTGGCGGATTAAGTGATAATAACAAAAACATAAGTCTATCTTTTTCGGGTGGTGGATATGTTTTAGGATTGTATGGGGATAGATGGACTTCAAACATTTTTGCATATAGCACAAATACTAAATATAAAATTAAATTTGAAGTATCTACATCACAACAAAAATTATATGTTAATGATAATTTAATTGAAACAACAACCTATTCTTGGAATAGCTCAAATAACTATCCATTGAGATTATTTAAAACAAATGCAGATACTTACACTAAACCAACAAAAATATACGGTTTTAAGTTATGGATAAGTGACTCTTTGGTTAAAGACCTCATTCCTGTTAAAGATGAAAATAATGTTGGATATTTGTTTGATAGAGTAAATCATATACTTTACTCAAATGCAGGAAGCGGTTCTTTCGTGTTTGGAAATGAAATAACAAAAGATATAACAAGATTTTTAGAAGGAGAATAAAAATGTCAACAACAGATACAGCTGTAAATCAACTTATTATAAATCGGCTTACAAAAACACAATTTGAAGGATTAAGTCCATCAAGCAATGAGTTGTGGGCTGTTGACCCCGAATTTGTTGGGAATAAATTTTTGGCAACAGATGAAGAGGGAGATATTATTGAAAAACCGCTTCGTAATACCATAACAGATACCACGCCAACGAGTATTACACTTTCTAATGCTGTTGCTGGTACGGATTACCATTATGGAACATTGACAAACCTGACGGTTACAGCCAATGATACATCTGATAATGAAATTACCATTTATTTTACGGCAGGAACAACGATTTCTGTTAGTTTACCACAAACGCTTGAATACATAGGTTCTGCCCCTGTGTTTGAAGCAAATACAACTTATGTTATAAGTATTTTAAACAATATCTGTGTTGCAGGAGCTGTTGGCTAATGAGTTTATTCAGGGATTTGCTTATTGAAAAGAAAAGACGTAAGTACTACTGTGAGGTGGAGTATATTGAATCCAATAGTACACGATATATTGATACAGGATATAAACCAAACAACAATACAACGATTGAGTTTATTACTTCATTTACTGGTGCTTTCAATATAACCGCTTGCAGATGGACTGGTTCACCAACCTTAGATACTTATGGATTTTTTAAATCTACAAGCACAAATCTAAATAAACCGCTAGTTTGTTATTATGGTAGTTATTCTGATAATAAAGTGGCTTATTCGTATAACTATGTTGATGGAACAAAGGTAAAGATTATATTAAATCCTACTTTTGTTTCTGTAAAGAGTGTTGATAATACCAGTTATAGTTCAGAAACTGCCATAACACAGGATACATACCAATCTATATATAACCTATATATATTTGAAAACAATAATATGGGTAGTGCAAGTGGTTCTAATGCAGGAACTTGTAAAATATATTATTTTAAGATTTACGAAAATGGTGTTCTTATTCGTGATTTAATTCCTGTTTTGGATTGGTCGTATGTTCCTTGTATGTATGATAAGGTGTCTGGAAAGTTGTTTTATAATCAGGGGACTGGTTCTTTCACATACGGTCGTGAAATCCATTATGTAGATTATCTTGAAAGCACTGGAACACAATATATTGACACTGGTATTTATCTTACAAATAATCATTCTGTTGAGCTTGATTATCAGCTTACATCGGCAAGCCAAAACAGAAAAGGTATATTTGGTGGTCTTGTGGCAAATGGTGCTCGTTATGGTGCTTTATTATCTCCATCAAACAACTATCTTGAATTTGGTTATGGTTCAACAAACGTATGGTATCAGCCGGGACTCCCAGATACAAATAGACACGTTATGAAACAAGAAAAGAATTTGTTGTATTTTGATGGTTCTTTGGCATATACTTTTAACACAGCCACATTTACGCAGGATTTTACTGCCCCATTAGGAAACTTTAACTATACAAATTATAATCCTGCTTCTGCAAAGTATTATGCTTCAAAATGGTGGAATGACGATACATTGGTTCGTGATTATTTACCAGCCATAGATGAAAACGGTGTCGGATTTATGTTTGACAGAGTACAACATCTAATTTATGATAATGCTGGAACTGGTGTGTTTAAATACCCTGCAAAGGAATTAGAATATATTAGGACCACAGGAAGCCAATACGTTGATACAGGATATATGCCAAATCAAGATACAAAAATTGATTTGGTTGGTAAGTTTAATGATACATATCCAGGTTGTTTATGGGCAACAAGATGGTCGCAATCACCAAACTATGACACTTATGGTGCTTATGCTGAAAACAATACAGCAGGGATGTTATATATCTACTATGGAAGATATAGTGATGGTAATTTTACAAGCGTTTCAAATGCTACATTCCCACATAGAGATGGTAATTTTATAAGATTTATACAAGATAAAAATACATTGGATTTCACAAATTTGGGAACTAGTGATAATTGGACATATACATTCAATGAAGCAACATTCCAATCTACCCGAAGTTTAACCTTGTTTTATTTTAATTCCTCATCTGCATTTGCTACCAAAGGTGGCTATATAAAATCCTGTAAAATCTGGGATGATGATACATTAGTAAGAGATTTTATTGCTGCTTACAAAGATGGTGTTGTTTGTATGGTAGATAAACTCACAGGAACTGCGTATTTAAATCAAGGCTCTGGTTCTTTTACCAGAGGAAAGATAGTGGAGCCAAGATATGAATAGCATTGATGAAGATGCAAAACTGGTGGGAATTTCACCAGAAGTTTGGGAGAATTTTAAAAAAACTTTCAGGTGTGAGCAGATGGAATTTGAGAGTATAGTTAATCCGATAGATGAGAAAGAAGCCGAAGAAAGGCATCGGGCTTCTATGGCTAAAAGATGGTTTGGTTATTACAAAAACTGTAAAGACCAAAAGAAAAAGTTTGCTTTGATAGACCAATATAATAGTTTGGCTAAACCCAGAGAAAGAGAATAGCAATGAAAATCACATTAGAAGAAGAAAATGAAACTGTTACTAATGTGAAGATAGACAATCAACCTGTCGGAATTATTAAAAACCACGAAGGACATTTGCTTTGTTATTCTAATGGTCGTCATACAACAACACAAAACCTGAATGAAGTAATCCGTTTTTTTAACGGAGATTATGGGTCGTATTATTACAGGCAAAGAGAATAAAAAAGGGCTGATGGGGAAATAAAATCAGCCCCGAATTCAAAGGGAATTTAAAAAAGCGTTTTTATTGAATTCTTTATCAAGCACATTAACGCTACCCAATAAATAATATAATACAAAAAATTTTAAAAGTCAAATGGCTGGGAAAATGTACAACCCAGCCACAAGTGTTAACCTAAAATGAGGATTAAATATGAATAAACCATATCTAACAAAAATATATATACCATATTTTTTTCTAATTGTCAAATTAAAAATTTTACTATTTTTATTAAATTATTTCAACGGGTTATAAATTTTTTAAAAAAAATTGTTTACTTTTATAAAAAAGTGTTTTATATAAAAAATTGTTAAACAAAAAAATGAGGTTAAAAAATGCAATATAAAACAACAAAAAAAATAATAATTGATGAGCAAAAACTCACAATTTTAATTCGTCTGGGGTGTCCTGATGATAGATTATTATCTATTTTAAAAACAGGTAAATTTGAAAAAACAGGTGATGAACTAATAGATGAAATCCTTGAATGTTTAATAGATAAAAGAGAATTTAAAAATTGGGGTGGAAAAAGGATAAATAGTGGAAAGAAAAAGAAAAAATTAAATCAAGTTGAAAATCATCTTGAAAATCAAGATATATTTCAAGTTGTAGATAAAGATAAAGATAATAATAATAATATAAATATATTAAATATAAATAATAATAAATTTATTAAACCTAGTTTAGATGAAGTAAAGCAATATTGTTTGGAAAGAGATAAGGGTATAGATGCGGAAAAGTGGTATAATCATTACACATCAAATGGATGGAAAGTTGGTAAAAATCCAATGAAAGATTGGAAAGCGGCAGTAAGGACTTGGGAAAGAGAAAAAAATAATAATAAACAGGGAAAAATGGTTTTAATTGAAAATGGTAAATTTTATATAGAATATGATGCAGATGATTATAAAGATTTATTTATTGATGTTGTTGATAAGCAGGGATTGGCAAATAAAGTATGGGATTGGATTTATAAAAAGTTTGAATATCAAGAAGTAAAAATATCATTTATTCGTAGTATGATTGAAAAATTTAAGAAAGGGATATAAATGTTTAATATTGGAGATATGGTAGAATTTTGGTTGCCAGATGGTAAAAAATATCGTTATGGTATTTTAGCACGAAAACAAAGGAGAATTTGCTATGTTGTTTCGTATATGTTAAAAAACAAAAGAGTATATAAACTTAAAGAAAAAGAATTAAAACCTTATAGAGGAGAAGAATATGTCCAAAATAGAAATTGGTGATTTGGTTATTTTTTATGATACTATTGAAAAGAGAATGCGGAAAGGGCAGGTTGTAAATATATATGAAGATGATTGTGAAGTATATGTTACTAATGAAGCCAGCATTTATTACGTAAAATTATCAATGGTAAAGAAAGTATGATTGTAATTTTTGGTGAGCTTTATAGTTCTAAAAATTCAAAAAGGATTGTAAGATTTGGAAATAAAACAGCTTTAATTCCTAGTAAAGCTTATTTATCATCTATAAAACCGATAGAACAGCAACTTGTATTAAACCGATATAAATGGTTAAAAGAAATAGAAAACGCTTCTAAACCGCTTTACATTGGTTTTAGAATATATCGTAAAACAAAAGGGGTTTTGGACTGGAATAATATGGGAATGTATAATTTGACATTTGTGTAAAAATGTATTATATTATTTTTGTGGCTAGGATGTGCACCCCGAAAGCCAGAACCTTACTGGTTGCCACATTTAATTTTAAGGGCTTACATAAAGGAGTAAGATAATGATACATATAGAAAAATCTGGGACAAGATATGGTCGTTTAGTTGTTTTATATGATATTGGTATGCAAAAAACAAAATGTGGTAAAAAAAGGCATTTTGTTTTATGTAAATGTGATTGTGGAAATATAAAAGAAATAAACCTTTTTGATTTAAAAAATAAAAAAATAACAAGTTGTGGTTGCTATAAAAAAGAAAAAAATAGAGAAAGTGGCGTTGCTTTGTCGCAAAAAAGAAATGGGAATCCAAAACATAATTTGTGTTATACTTTACAGTATAGAATATATCATCAAATAAAAGGTAAATTATATAATAAAAATAATAAAAAATATAATTTATGTGGTGGTGCTGGAATAAAAATGTGTGATGAATGGTTAAATGATTTTAAATCATTTTATAAATGGACAGTAAATAATGGATTTTCAGATAAAAAGTGTTCTATAAAAAGAAAAGACCCAAATGGTGATTATTGCCCAGAAAATTGTGTTGTATGTTCCAAAAAAGAAGCAAAATATAATATTTGGAGTGATAAATCATTTAATGAGATGAGTAAAAATATAAAGAAATGGTATAATGAGAATAAAGATTTTGTGGAGGAGAATATGATACCTAGAATATTAAAAACAAAATTAAAAAAGTATGGGACATTGGCGACAAATGCAAGAGAAAATTGTTCTTGGAAAGCTGGATGGAGAGAAATAGGTGGAAAAAGAAAGTATTTCAGGAGTAAATGGGAAGCAAATTATGCTCGTTATTTAGAGTGGTTAAAAGAGCATAATCAAATAAAGGAATGGCAACACGAGAATAAAACATTTTGGTTTGAAGGAATAAAAAGAGGTTGTCGTTCTTATTTGCCAGATTTTGAGGTTGAAAATAATAATGGAACAATAGAATATCACGAAGTAAAGGGATGGTATGATGATAGGAGTAAAACAAAAGTAAAAAGGATGGCTAAATATTACCCAGAAGTAAAATTGATAATAATTTTTCAAAAACAGTATAATGAGATAAAGAATAAAGTTGGAAGACTTATAAATGGTTGGGAGTAAAATGTGGCTGGATTCCAGATGATAATGCAGATGAGCTTATTCCTGTATTTTTTCCATATAAAATTGATAAAAACAATCCTAGAACGGAAATTTTTTTAATTAAAAATTAATAACTTGTAAATTTTTTTAAAAAAAATAAAAAAAAGTATTTACTTTTGTTTTTTTTTATATTATAGTGTAATCATCAAAGGATAATGATTTGTATGATTGAGAAATATCACATTATTATTTCAGAGATAGGTTAACTCCCCTTTATCCGAGTGTCTGGTAAGGAAAAACCCGCGAAAAAACCAAAAATGTTAAACTTAAAAGAAAGGATTAAAAATGGTAAAAACATTAGAACCTTATATTAAAAAGGCTTTTACCGACCTAGGCTTTTCAGATGATGAAGTAAAGAATGGCTGTTGGTTATTGGAAAAGGCTTTTAAAAAAGGCGAAGAAAAGAAACCAATTGCTTGGATTGCTTACCATAAATTCTTGGAAAGAGTTGCAGATAAGGCTGGAATTAAATTTGATGAGCCAAAAGTTCTGAACTGTCAAGAATATGAGTTAGCTCTTTGGGTAAATGGTAAAACAGGTAATAAACAGGCTTGGAGTATAGGTGAAGCTAGTTTAAAGAATTGCACTAATGATTATCGTTGGGCTATGGCTGAAAAACGAGCCAAAGACCGTGTTATTCTAAAATTACTTGGTGTTGCTGGTGATATGTATTCTGAAGAAGAAGCTGATGAATTTAAGCGTTTAAATGAACAGCAAGAAACGGAATTAGAAATTCGCAAATTGAAGAATGAAATCAAGGCGGAAAAAACCAAAGAAACGAAAGAGTTAAACAAACAGGTTGATGAATATAATAAAACACCCGAAGGTTTAAAGCTTCGTTATAAAACAGCTATTGAATATATTAAGAAAATAGATGTTTTAGTTCCTGATGGTCGTGATAAAAAGGTTTTAAATAGGACTTGGGAATTATTGGGTGATTTATCAGAAGCTGGTTTAAAAGAAGAATATGATGATTTAAATAATTTGGTAAATCAAAAAATGCCAGCTGAAGATAATGATGAAATTCCGACAGATATTTGTCAAAAGGCTGATTATTTAATTTCTGGTTAAAATGGAGGGAAAAATGAAAAAACTAGAAGCAACAACACAAAAAGAAGAAGTATTACAATATCTTAATAAATATGGTAAAATTTCAACAATGGATGCGGCTAATAAGCTATTTATTGCTGATTTACAAAGTGTTATTAGATATTTACGAAAAAAAGGAATGCTTATAAATGATGAATGGGTATATACTAGAAATAAATTTGGCAGACCTTGTAGATTTAAAAGATATTTCATTGAAGATAAAAGAACATTTTGGGAACGAATTAGATTGTTTATGTAAGGAGTAAAAATGGCATATGAAAAGAAAAATTTTGATTTTGTATTATTTATAAATCAAAAGAAGTCTGGAACAAGCCCAGATGTTAGTGGTAATATTTATATCAATGGGGAGGAGATAGCGCTTGTTGGCTGGAAACGGACTACTTCAAAAGGAATAGAATGTTATTCTGGATGTAAAGGTAGAAAGCAGGAAAAGTCAAAAGAAGAACAGAATGATGGTTGGGAAACTCATAACACAGATTATGAGATACCATTTTAGAGTTTCACGGGTTTCCTTTCAAAAGGCTACCGTCTGGGTCTAAACATACTATGCTTGTCGTTAACCCGTGTTTGTTTTATGATTTTTCATTTAATAAATAGCGATAATAGTATGGACAGACGGACTTTATGGGTGGGTGTTATGGTTATACCTTCTTTGACATAAAAACCCTTACATAATTACCCACCCACCTATTTGGAGGTAAAATGAAGATTACTTGTTATAATGGCAATATGCTTGAAAAAGTATGTTCTGAAATGTATAGATTATTGGATGAAAAAAAAGCAATAAATGTATCATTTGAAGAATATCATCATCCTAAAACAAAAAAACAACTTGGTTTTTTCTTTTCGGCTATATGTGATGCTGTTGTTAGATATTATACTGATATAATTGGATTAAAAGAATGGGATAAAAAAGCCGTTAAAAATTTTTTCTATTCTTTAGTATCGCCAAAAAAGAAAATTGTTAAACCTGATGGAGATATTTATGATCATATTATGGGTATATCTGAATTAGATAGAAAACAGATGGCTGAATTTATAGATAATGTTTTAATTACAATGGAGGTATCAGATTATTTTAAAGATATAATTTTAACACCAGATGTTCGCCATTGTTGGGTACATAATGTTAATTTAGATGATATAAGAAATATCCAAAGACAAAAATTCCCTAGAATTGATAGAGAATATTTGGAATACCGAAGAAAACAATGCTGTATTGTTTGTGGGCGATTTGGATGTGAAGCACATCATATTAGGGAAACAGATGAAGCTGGCGTTGCTAGAAAAGCAGATGATTGGCAGACTATATCATTATGTCCAGAACATCATAGAATGTATCATATAAGGGGTCAAAAATGGTTATATGAACAAATTGAATGGATTTTAAAATATATGGATTTAGAGGATTTTTGTGCGTGTTGTTATAACCGCTGGAAATCAGGATTAAAATAGGAGTAAAAAAATGATTACATTGAATGATTTATTTGAAAAAGCAAAGAAAAAAGGTATTAGGAGATCAGATATTGGAAGATATTTGTATGGTAAAAACTATTTGATTATTTATAATATTAAAAATCCAACGGTAAAAACGATGGAAAAGATAGAAAATGCCATAAAAAATATTAAAAAAATCAATAAGTAGTAATTTTTTTTTAAAAAAATGTTATTTTTTTGTTTACTTTATAAAATTTTTATATTATAGTGTAAATATGAACAGGTTAAAGGTTCATAACTTAAATGAAAGGATTATTAAATGAGTAAAACAGAAATGGTAAAGGAAATAATCGGTGGGATTTGTTTTTGCCTGTTATTTTTTTGTTTGGTTGGAATGGCTAGTTTATCTGATAGTTTTGATGAAGTTATTATTGAAAGGAGTGCAGAATGAGTAAGACATTAGACCAAATTAGTTTTGAAGAAATTATTAAAAATTCTTTAAATGCGATGTATAAAGACCACGATGATAATTTTGAACACGAAACCGAAAATGATTATGCACCGTATGGAAACACTTATGCTTGTACAGGTCATTACATTACAGAAAAAAGCGAAATTAAATGTCGTGAAGCATTTAAACAAGATTTTGATGTTGATAAATTTATTGAGGAATATTTAACCAATGACTATGATTTTCGTCAGAAGTTAAGAGAATATGTAAAACAAGAAATATTTTAAGAGTTATGGTGGGCTACTTTTAATGTTAATGATATACGTTGTTTTTGATAAAGCCCACCGCCTATTTTAAAAAGGAGAAATAAAAATGAAAAAAGGAGTTAAAATGACAAACTACGATACATTAAAAGAATACGAAGCACACAAAGAGCCGTTGCCTAGTTATGAGGAATGGAAAACGGCAAAGGAAAATCTTGAAAAGAATGGAACTTGGTATACTGAAAGGTCGCATAATGAACTATTAAAACAGATAGAACGCTTACAGGAACAACTGTCCGAGGCTAACGAGGTTATAAAATACTATGCCGAAAAGCACGGCAAATTAAAAGCCTGTGATTATTTAAACAAGTGGGGTGTAAAATGAAAGCGTTAGAAAATATTACAATAAATCAAAAATATGGTCTTGTTATAAAAGAAGATATAGATAAACAAAATGAGTTGATAGAACGCTTACAGGAACAAATCAATGAAGCGAATGAGATTATTATATCGTTTGATAAACTTGTCGGCAAATTGACAAATACCGTGTTTCAGAATGTTCTTGATTACTATAAAAAATACAATGTTGATAGATATAAGAAAAGTGAGGTGTGAAATGAGTAAAGAACTTACTGAACAATGGAAGAATGGGGAACTGCCAGATGGGTATTATTATATAGATTATGATACACAAAAAAGGATTTTTGAGATTGAAGATGGTTGTGCTACATATCAGGGATTACCTGCAGAAACATATTTTCTAAATGATGTTTGTCTTATCAAAGTCCTAGCCCCTGTGCCTAGCTATGATGAGTATAAGCAAC